AAAGATTAAAGATATAAACGTCACAGCAATCACTCCACTTGTTATCTCAATACAACGAATTTCTTGTTGTTCTTTACGCCATCTAGCCAACCTAGCCCTTCGTATCATCTCTGACCTAGCCCACGCCTGTTCTTGTTCTATCTTGTTGTGCATCACCAAAAATCTGCTATACAAGTCCTTCAACTCAGCAGGGGCATAAACCATCGCCTCCCTTGTCTGCTCTAGCAATTTCTCCATCTGCAACTCAATCAACGCCCTCTCAATCGCTTTTTTGCTGTTGTTTTGCGTTGGATCGTAGTTAGTTTTAGATTCTTCTTCTAGTTCGTGATAATGATTGTTTATTTGTTGTTGTGTATCAAATAACACGCCTAGATTTGCACCAACTTCGCTAATTACCTTTAGTTCCAGTTCCTCATACGATTGTTGTTGTTTTGCAACGCTTTTCTTGACTACATTTGGCGTAACTTTGTCGCTTGGTGTGATTGTGTCGCTATTCGGTGCAAATAAGCCTTTAAGCCACGCCCATAGACCTGAGAGTTGGCTGACAATAGCCTTTGCATCGCCAACAGCCCCTTCAATTGCACTCTTAGCGTTCTCGATTTCCATGCGTCCCTCTTGGAGCATGGCACACCCTGACTTGATGGCAGAGACTGCTCCTTGAGCGAGCATGAGGAGGCTGAAAGGATCAATGGGATGCTCCTATGGCTGTGGGTTAGACAATACAGCACCCATTAAGCCTGAATAACCATAGTTAGGTTTAGCAGATGGAGTAGCACCAGAGGCTATCTGTTTAACGGCTAATTCAGCCGCACGTTTACGCAAAGCACTTTGCAAAACATCAGCACCATAACCTGCACCAGCCATTCCAATACCAGCCACAGGATTTGCATAACCTGCCGCAAGTGTTGCACCAGTAGCCAATTTAGACCTAAATGGACTAAATGATCCAACCACAGACAAAATTGGATCAAGATTGCCACCCTTGGCAACAGACTTAATCACATTTTGCTCAGACTCAGAAAATAACTTCATGCGGTCTTTATTAGAAGCAATATTGATAAATCCTCTACGGATTAACTCGCTTTCAGATGCTTTAGGGTCTAATGCTTTGGCTTCAGCAACATCAAGAGCATCTTGAAGAATCTCAGCACGACTCTGATTGCGCCAGTTCTTTCTAGCCGACATAACGCTAGATACAGCCTTATCTAATCCATCTTTACCAGCAATCACATCATTGCCATTCAAAGAACTGATGTAGTCATCAATCTTGTTAACAGCAATAGAACCAAAACGCTTGATTTCAGGATTTGGATTGGATTTAAGATCATTCATCATGCTACGCATCTTCTCAATGTTTCCAAAAGGAACACGCTGAGTGCCAATCATGTTTTCAATTGTGTCAAGACGAGTATTTAAAGCCTTTGCCTCATCGCTACCTTGAATAAGTCGAGCATCTGCTAATGCAGTTCTAACCTTATCAACCATACCTAAAGCACTCTGTGGTTTAACAGCAACGCCTTGTTGATCCATAGCGTTATAGGCACGAGTAGCATTTTGACGCACTTCATCCATTGTGTACAAAGTTGGTGTTTTTTGGCCTGTGGATACTATTCCACCAACCTTTTGACCAACCTTTGCGCCAACGCCCATTGCGGCAATCGTAGCCGCTATATCGCTTCCTTGTTCTCCAAGAACACCTAAAGTTGCTTCTTTAGTTGCTTCAGCCGCGGGTTGAGCCACAAAACCAGCCGCACCAGAAGCGGGAATTTGTTGAGCAAGATTACCTGCCAATGCAGGAACTTTAGGAGCAAGTGCCGCTACTGTTCCAGTACCCATCATTGCTTGAGTACCAGTTTGAACGGCTCTTTCGGCCATATTCTGAGGTTCTGGCAAACCAGCCTTAGTCAACATTTGGCTTTGTGCTTGAGCAACAGAGGGCAATCTACTTTCAGAGCCAACTAAACCTGTTCCAAGATTGTATGCGCTACGCAAACCCTCTAAAACAGTAGTTGCTGGAGCAGTTAAGCCTTCATAAGCCGCACGACCAAACAAACCCACCTGACGAGCCAATTGGTCTGTCATAGAAGGTTGTTTAGCAGTAGGTGCTTGCTCAGTAGGTTGTGACTTAAACCCAAAATCTTCTGGTGTAGCAAGTCCATTCCTAATGGCTTGAGCCATGATTTGACCTTTTGTCATGCCTTCAGGAATATCCTGAATCACTACTCCATTTGGTAATTCGATGTCCATGACAAATCCTTATTTAAGGTCAGACCATTTGATTGCTTTTTGAGTTGACTCTGGTTGTAACTGTGGGTTTTTACCAGAGAATTGACTTTTTTGTGGAGCAATATCAGTAGGGGCAATGCCAGGTAATTCAGGTTTTTGAGTTGGTGTCATTCCAGCCCGTGACTCTGCCCTTACAGTTTTACTTTCAAGTTGTTTCAAGAGTCTTGCATAGGTTTTATCAACTTTATCAAGATCATCTGCAAACGTCTTAGATTGTGGGTCAAGTTTGGCAATAGTGCTTTGTAAAGCATCAAACTCATTACGAGTAACTTGTCCCAAACCAGATGCCCCAGTTTTACTAGCCTCTTTCAAAGCAGTAAGTTGAGACAAAGATAAATTGGCTTTTATGCTATCTAGATTGTTTTGCAGAGTTTTTGCATCTGTTAAAGGCAATGCAGATAAGAAACTGCCATATCCTGTTGTATAGCCACTAATTAACTTTTTGGTTTCACCGATAACATTTCTAACGTCTTTAGTTCGACTAGTTAATTCATTTAATGCTTCTGCCTGTGAAACCTGTGCCTCTTGAGATTGAGGAGTTTGAATAGTAGTAACACCACCTGAAGTTCCAGTTGTCTGACCAAGTTTCAAATATTTAGCAACATTAGGTGCGGCTAAACCAATGTTCAATGGATCAATTGTGGTTAGTTCACCCGTATTTGCATCACGGAATACCTTTGGCTTTAGTTCTTGAGCAACTTGGTATCTCAATGCACTTTCTTGTTGTGCTGTTAATGATTTACCTTCTTGTAAAGCAACATCTGCTTCTGAAATCAACTTGCGATTACGTTCAGATGATGTGCTTGCCATCTGATATTCATTGGCTTTCTTAGCCTGTGCTTCACGCAAACCAATAGTTGCTTGAGATTCCGCACGTTTTTGAGCAATCTCTGCCAAACCATAAGCACCTTGCATATCGCCAATTTGTGCAAGTCTAGAAGATGCCGCTTGTAATGCTTCTGGATCATTCAAATCTATTCCACGAATAACTGCATTTCGTGCGCTAATCAACTGTAATTGTGGGTCTACTGCACCTAAAGCACCACCAATGCCACGACCTAGTTGTGATGCACCAGCATAAAGCATAGAGCGACCAAAAGCATCAGGAGACATTGATCCTAATTGCTCACCTTGCGCCAAACTTTGTTGTGCAACTTGTTGTTGGTACATCTCAGGAGTAATACCAAACAAGCCTCCGACAATACTATCTGCCATTTGTATTCTCCTTAATAATTTGCGTAGCCTAATGGCACATAGTTACCATAAGCATCAACTGTTGGCGACATCATCCCTTGGTTTGTTATACCGCCCGTTGTTGGTGCAGAAGAAGTCAACCAGTTAGCCAAGCCAGCACCCAATGTTGATGTTGGGCTTCCCAATCCACTTGCTATGTATGCGCCTGGGCTTGTCGTAGCCGCTGGAGATGTTCCATAACCTGCCGCCAAACTAGCACCCGTGAGTCCTAATCGACCTGCATTAGCACCTGCACCAGAGATTGATGTACCCAAACCAGTACCCAAGGTAAATGGTTGTTGTGCCATGTTCTCTAAGTTGCCAGCCTGACCAAACAAACCTGTACCAAACAATACATTTTGTTGACCAGCAGAAGTAGCATTTGCCGCCAATTGAAGGTCTTGCAATGTTCTAGCATTAGCCAAAGCCGCCATCTCAGGATTAGCCGCCAACAAACCACCACCTTGAGCAACAGACAATCCTGTTCGCCCTGTGTTTTGCAACTGGTTTATCAACTGTGCAGATTGCTGTTCACGACTAGGAGCAAGCAATGCAAGTTGGTCTTGGATATATTTCTGAGCCACATCTTGTGGAGTCTGAGCCAAATAACTAGAACCCAAGTTCAATAGTTTGTTTTGAGCAGAAGTTATCTCAGGTGATGCCGTATAACCAGCACTTACTAATTGACCAGTAGCAGGGTCAATTTGGAAGTTTGATGAACCAAAGCGTGTTGTAACGCCTACTGGACGGAACTGTGAACCAGTAGTTGCTGAACCCGTTGCCGCCAATAAGTCTTGTTGTGCTTTGAGTGCCGCATCTCTAGATGCTTGGGTTTGCATCAAACCACCAGCAGTCTGCAATCCACCTTGTATTAGATTAGGGTTTTGAGCAAGGAAGTTCTTAGCAGTAGCCGCCGCAGTACCACCAGCCGCCAACATTGACTTAATCATGTTGTCCAATTGAGGATTAGCACCACCAGTTCCTACATAGGTTTGTGGTGTTAAAGCATCAATCTGAGCCTGTGTATAAGGAGCAGTTCCTGTATCGTAATTGCCCATGCCACCAGTAATATCCGTTGGAGTATTACCATAATCATAGATATCTGCCATATTTGTCGCTCCCGTTGTTCCTTGCGTTGTCGGTGTTGTTCCCGATGTCGCTTGACTTAATAAACCTGTTGGTGAGACTGCACTTAAAGCCCCACCAGTTAATGCTTGTTCTGGTGTTGCACCACTTAACAATCCAGCCGTAGTTCCACCAGCAACCTTACCTGCCAATGCAGAACCTGTTTCACCAGCAACCTGTCCACCTACTTCACCACCAATTTGTGAAAAAGCATAGTTCTTTAGGACGTCTTCAGGAGTACCGCCTTTGTCTAATACATTAGCCGCTTGGATGTAAGGTGCGGCGGCAGGAACAGCAATAGAGGCAACAGTAGCCCAACCGCCTGGCACAACACTATTTACAGTATCGTCAACAGTCGCTAAAGCATCTGAAACGCTACTGACTGCATTGCTTACAGTATCAGAAACGCTTTCTACAACGCTAGATACACCGCCTTCAGGGCGAATCTTCCTATCTCCCATATGGCGAAACGCATGAATTGGGAGGTCTGGAATTCCTAATAAAGCAAGACTATTTCTCATATCTGTGCTTTCCAGTTGTAATTTGGCAAATCAGATGCTTCTACTTTCATGCCAATTCTTTTCATTAAATCAACAATCTGTGGGTTATCTGCCATGCCATAAACAGTTTTAATTCCTAATGCTCTACCTTTTCTAACAAAACCAATAACTGATTTTGCCAAGGTATTAGGTTTATCTTTGGTAAACAAATGAATCTCTGCTGATGTATCGCCAATCTTTTTGACTAACAATACAGAGTCGTTTTCTTGCATCAGAACAGCAGTCTTAGCCTTAACCAATGCACCAATGGTTTGTAAGGCTTTATTTGGATCAACCTTTCGATTGACTGCATCTGCTTTAATTATTTCTGATGCTTTCATAGTTATCCTTTTGGATACTTTGCTTTAATCGCTTGGCAATCAGCAATGTATTTGTTAATTTGTGTTTGATCACCTTTGGCTATGCCATCCAAATAGTCAGTAAACGGAGGATATTCCGCTTGACGTTTGGCTATATAAGAATGAGCATCTATATAGGCTTGAACTGCTGTTTGATCATAAGTAACGGGGTTTCCATTAGCATCAAAAGCATTGTCACCATGAATAGTAACAACAGAAGAATTGATTGCACGAATTGCGTCATGTTTTTTCATGCGGCTATCTCCATAAGAGTAATATAGGCTGGCATACCATCGGTCATAACATTTACCGCTTGCCCAAAAGTATTAGATTTTTGATAAAGCGTGTAACTTGTAGAAGATGTTGTTGCTGGACTATCCAATATACAAATATTACAAATCCCATGAAAATCTGACGCCGAACTATTATAAGTACCTGACGGATTTCCTGTTCCAGTTGTTGCTATGTTTGTTGTATTGTTTCTATATATTGTTTGATAAGCCCAATGAGTAACACCATTTCCAACCTCAAAAGAAGCCATTACCAATATTTTGCTTGTCGATGATGTTGGAGTAATTGATGCGGTTAAATTTGTTGTTACATAAGTAGTGCCAGTAGTAGAAGTTGATGTTGCAAGCGTACCTTGCACAACCTGCAACACAGACCCCGTAGGTAATGTGCTCTTTGGTATAGCCTGCGACCCAGTAATTTGTGCGGCTGGCACAGAAGTCACATTTGTCATAACACCACTTGCTGGCGTTCCAAGTGCTGGTGTTGTAAGAACTGGACTTGTTAAGGTCTTATTTGTCAGCGTTTCTGTACCCGTATAAGTAACAATAGAAGCACCAGCCAATGTTGTTGCACCTGTGCCACCATTAGCAATAGGCAAAGTACCAGTAACACCCGTAGTCAAAGGTAATCCTGTGACATTAGTCATCACACCTGAAGATGGAGTACCAAGAGCAGGAGTTACTAATGTAGGAGATGTTGAATCAGCCTTTGTAGCAACCGCAGTAGCAATGTTGTCAAACTCAGTATTGATTTCAGTACCTTTGACAATCTTTGACGCATTGCCTGGGGGCAACGAATCCTTAGATGCAAAGTTTGTACTTTTCGTGTAATTACTCATATTCTTTCCTTACAAAATCTTGCCATTCTTGGCTTGAATTTCTATTTTTTGCACACTCAACGCTGAACCATTTATATCTGCTTCATATCCTGTCTGAATGATTTTTCCAGAGCCTGTTGGATAACACTTCAATGTACTCATGGCAATACCATTGGAATACTCAGCAATATTGTATTCAGCCACCCCATAATATGCAATGTTATTAGCACCAATTGATACATTCTGTGAGTAAAAATTACCCGTAAAGTCATAAGCCCATTTCATCGTTACATACTGGTTATTTCCACCAATAACAACAATAGACAAACGCTTTAGAATCGATGTAACAGATGGCGCACCAAGATCAGTATGATTTGTGTAATACTGGAAACGATATGTGGCTGTATCATCGTTATAACCAGAATAGGTAGCAAGATAGCCTGATTTACCAATATAAAGCGTTCCATCTTGTTTTACCAATAGAGATTTTGGTTCAACCGAGTCCCATGTAGTAACCCTTGCCGCCCCGTCTTGCAATTGTGCTTTCAAGTCAAAACAATACACTTGCTTTATAGAAGGTAAAGTTAATAGATAGAAAGCCTCAGTAGCAGAGTAAGCGCATTTAATAGTGCCACTTGTTTCACCAGAATAGGCGGTAATCAAATCATTACGGACATTCTTAGACAAATCACGCAATGGCATGGACTTTTCTTGAACAGTCCTCAAGGCACTACGCACACCTGTTGCAGACAAGAAAATTAGGTCTGTACCCGTATAAGCCAAAGAATCACGCTCTACACAGCCAATTCCTGTAATGACATCCTGTAAAGTCATCGTAGATGGAGTAGTTGCATCTTTGTAAACCAAGATATTGTTCTTACCAAAGATAAACAAAAAGCCATTATGTGCGCCCAAAGCGACAATTACATCACCGCCTCTAGGCCAAACAGTAGTTGTATCCAAAGTACCAGCAGTACCTGAATTCCACTTGTTTGCCAACTTTGTATCGCACCATTGAACAGTTAACTTGTCTGACGATACATCTGCCGTCCAAAGCCTTCCATAGGCACTTAAAGCCGTGTTTGCTAACTGAGCAGTACCTGCATAGCCAGTCAACTCGCTAATGCGTCTATAAGTCGTTGTAGACAGACTAGGATCAAAGACTAAAGGATCATGCCCTGACTGGAATAAATAAAGTGCGCCAGCCAAGGAAACCATCTGCCAATTGCTTGCAGTAATGGTCGGGGCAGTACCCCCTCCCCCATAGGTCAAAGTAACCAATGAAGAACTACTTAATTTGAATAATTTATTGTTTCCAGCGCAAATTGTGTACGAAACTGCGGCTGAAGTTACAACCTCTCCAATCGAGGTAATATCATTGGTAGACAAGTCAGAATTCGTTGCAGAATTGACCTTTGTCCAACCTTTTCTAGCACCAACACGACCATATTGATCAATCACACAATTGTTGGCAACCAATGCAAAACCACTAGCCAAATCCAAAGACGAGTCTTGGGTATTGAGGCCGTAGAAGCCTGGGGCTGTAATTGCAAAGGCTTGAATCGGTTGAGACATTAAACAGCCTCAAATGTGTCGTTTTCAGGCGATCTAGCCAACTCTAACGCTATCAAATCAGACATACAAGACTTGTACATAGCAAATGCTTCTGAACTATTTAAACCACCATCTTCTCCACGCTCTATCAAAGCGCGAGCAAATGCACCCAAAACAATAGGTTCTTTTGCCAACAAAGTCGTAGATGTGTCTGTTGTAAAGTCTGCTTCAGGAACAATCAGGCTGAAACGGATGGCATATACAGCATCAGGAACAGGCCAAAAATTAACTTTAATATCGCCACTTGTATCTACACCCTTAATAGAGTAGTACATTGGCAAACCCTTTGTAGGGGTAGGAGTTGTGTAGTAGAACGAGTCGTAATTAGCGTGAGATAAAGGTGACAACTCATAAAAACTAGTGGTGTTAATCACATCCATAGTCTTATAACGAACTCCAGCACCCGTAATGCTATACGGGCCAGTTGTATTGGCAATCGTGTTTACAGTAATTGGGGTATTAAAAGCATCCCAATCGTAAGCATCAGAGACTTGACGCTTGGCATCATTAACGTATTTTCCAACAAGTGTAGAAACTGTATTTTCGGAAACAGTAGATACTTGTGGTTCACGCATACGAACCAAAACATCGTTAACCAAATCTAAATAGGTAGGTAATGCCATTACTTCTTCCCTTTATTTCTCGCAGAAATCGCTTTTGCTT